TGGGCAGCCAATGGGCCACCCCCTATCTTTTCCAATCCTTTGTTCCATAAACCTTGCTTGTTATCGCTGCGCCGTCAAAAGATGGCATTCAATTACAGCTGATAGACAAACCGCACAGGTATTATGGGATAATGTAATCATAAACGGCGATGACATCGCGTTCAGAGCTCCCCGATCATTCTTTAAGATATGGTCGGAAACGACAATTCAGGCCGGTCTAAAACCCTCGCTTGGAAAGTGTTATCAAACAAATGAATTTGTTATGATAAACTCCGAATTATTTACCGAAATAGATGGTAAGATGATTCGAAGACACTATTCAAACTTGCGTCTTTTGACTGGATTTAACGTGAAGAACGAAAGTTCTTACACGCCTGATGAAGTAGCTTCACAAATTAATGCAATGTGTGATAGCATCAGTTGGGTAAAACACTCAATTCCATATGTAACTTCCGTATACAAATGGAAAGGTAGATTTACTCCAAATTGGTTCTTACCAGTTCACTTGGGTGGTCTTGGAATTAATCCAAAGTACGGAAGTACTTTGAGAATAACCAAAGAACAACGCCAAGTGGCAAGATACTTCGTCGCGGAGCCAGCGACTGCTTTATTCAGGACATCAAGAATACCCCTAAAGACTTGCAAGTTTTTACAAACTGTAAAGTCTATTGGTTTAAAATTGGTGCCAGAATGTGATGCACAGGATTTCCACTTTCTTAAGAATAAGGGAAGTGTTGAAAGTCTTTTACAACAAGTAAATCTAGTCGTTCAGTTAGAAAATATTTCTGAACAAAGACCGGACATATCATGTTCTGTAAAAGTATTCATGAGAAACGTGCACAAAGCAGCTGTCAAATGGGGATCCCCCATGTCAAACGAAGGCCTTGATAAATACTGGTACTCTCATGTTCACAAAGGAAGTGAACGTCGTGGAATCGGAAATAATATATTTCGCGGACCACAGAGGTACAAATTTATCGAAGGACCTGGATTAAAACATGTCCAAGGATCTGCCGAATTTTATCATCCCTTCTACTCCAAGTAGAGGGGGACGGGGTCTAATCAAGTAATAGCCCAAAACTACACCTAAATGATAAAGGTGGTATGTTTGAATTAAATAGATACTAGTCTATACTAACTTTATAAGAAGGATAAATCAATTTGCATTAATGAATTGCATAAATCCCTTTCCTGTTAACTTATAAGGTTATCTATCAGATGGATACATCAATTTGCATTTTTTGCATAAATCAATTTCCAGAAAATAGAGATATCTACACAAAGTAGAGGATTTTATGACTCAACGTAACAAAGTTACAATGTCGAGGATAAAATTACTCAACGTGTGATATTGTATTAACTAATAAATATTATCAACATACATTTTAGTGCTAACCAAAACGCCAAACGACTGCACGGCGCTTCCAGATTACCTACTGGTTTTGATTAGATGTACAGTCTCTTTTGTTAAGGTATCCCGTGTAACTTTAAAATTAAAATAACTAATTAATTTTCAATTTACAATGTCAAGTAATAAAAATACAAGACAAGGACGACCAAAACAGAAGATAAATACAACCCGTTTATATGACTCAAAGAGGCGAAGCAATGCTTCTCTCGCTAAAGGTGTTTTTTCGGATCTAGGTACAGCCATAGACAAGGAATCAACTGATGCATTACAAGCTCTTACGAGACTTGTATCACCAGGAGTTTCTCTTGCTATGACCAAAACCCAGAAACGACGTGCCCGCCGCAAGAAGAAGTCAAACACTTCAACCTCATACAGTATGCCTTCTAGTGTAGGCTCTATGCATCAGAACACTTGGAATCAACCAGGTCTAATGCACGGAGTAACACACAAGCGGGAAGTTCCTGTTCCCCTCAAGGTCGAACCTCGAGACACATTCACTACTCACAGAATTGATTTATCACCGGGCTCTCCACTTTTAGATAAGTGGGGTGCTTCGATAGCGAATCATTTTGAGAATTATGAATTTCTCAAGATCGATGGCAAAACCGCCATTCGACTTAGATGGGAACCAACAGCAGGAACTACCGAGGATGGAATTTACGTTGGTGTCGCTTGGAAAAGTGACTCAACGCATTCTGTCCCACATGCTGTAACAGATTTTAAAAGGATTCCAGGAGCTGTCGTTGGAAGTCCTTATATACCCATGACAATGGAGATACCAGCGTCTATTTTAAAAAGCGGGACCCTTGGGAAATTTATTTCCACAGCGGATCTAGCGAATAGACTAAATAATTCTGGTTTTCTCATCTTTTGTACTGGAGGAGCTGCTGCAGATGGCACAACTTCGCTGGGAACTTGGTATTTAGAATATAAAGTCAAAGAATATAACCCTTCAGTGGATTATGTCGAAAGACCTTATTTTCATCATTACCATAGTTCCTCAGCAAGCATGTCACTTCCCTTCGATGGGGGCAGCGAGACTCTTAACTCCAACATGGAAAGTTTAGGAATCAGTGTGAGTGGGGATACTGTGTATTTCGCTGAACCAGTTGACGGTGTTCTCTTGATCAATATGATCTGGAACGTCCAAACTGGAACAGGAGCTACAGGAGCTGTGACATTAAATGGCTGTACTGCGTACAATGCCATTCACAGCTACACTGGTGCTCTTTTCTCGAACACAGCGTACAATCAGGCTGGTAAGAACTGTAATACACTCTTAGTAAGAGTGACTGAGGCAGATGCAAGTATCTCCGGATTCGTCCTAACGGGCGCTTCTGGACAAATTTCATATGACCTCATCATTACTGGAATACCAACTTTGACTAATACAACCTTCACA